TTTTTGAAAGTGAAGCGCGGAGTTCGCTGCCGTCGCCGATGGCGCGCACCTCACGTACTTGATACAACGCGTTGCCGATGCCCACCGGGTCCCCAGTTGTCAGCGTCAGCCAGGACGCCGGGTAGTCGAGTTGGTAGTCACGCGAGAGTACGAAGCCATCAAGAACCGCTTCGTCCGGGGCACGGAAAGCGCAATGCACTGTGGTGCCCCCGACCGTCACTGGGGTGAGCAGCCCGGCATGCTGCGCAGCCTCGTAAAACGACACTACATCCATCGCATGGCCCGGCATCACGCAGCGGTTAGCTTGATCAGTACCCCTGGGCGATGGCACATCGGCAAGGGGTTCGACTGCGTGTGCAGATCGGTGCCCCTGTCGAATTTGCGCGGCTCCTGTTTGGCATACAGTGACTGTCCCAGAGTGTTGACCGTTTCATTGAAATCCGCGGGTGCAACGTAGGTTGCGAAGGTGTCCACTGTACCCAAGGGGAATGCGTGGGCTTCACCTGCAGCGATGAAACGACGCGAGCCGATGGTGCCGTCAGCTTTGATGTACGACGCTTGGCCTCGATACTCTTCGAAGGTCACGCCGCTGTAACTGAAGCCAGAGCGCATGTCGTTGATCAGCACGGCACCCTGCTGGAAGTTCTGGTACGCGGTTTTGACTTCCTTATGGGTGGTCAGCGCCCGAAAATACTCGGGTGAGCAAAGTACATGCACCCCCGTCATGAACTCACCTTGAAGCCCGTCTTCCATCTGGCCCAGCAATTCCAAGCAGGCGGTTTTGACCTGGCCGTTGTCGGCGGCCGTCGAAAACTCGAACGGCACGGATTGCGCGGTGATATCGAACTCATCAAACAGATTGACCAGCTCGCTGCCATCCGCATCCAAAATCTTTCCCTTGAGCGCGCCCATACGCAGGTGCTCCAGGGTGATCGCGTGCTTGTTGCGCATAGTCTCCAGATGACGTGCCATGACGCCGCCGATGGCTTCCATTTCAGTTTCTGATCCGAAGGCGCGCAGGCCTTGCACCTCCTCGGGAAGTACCACGTCATCGTGCGGAATGTGCGGGATGATGAAGGAGCGCAAACGGCGCTGTCCGCGTTCACCCGCCGTACCCGGTGAACCAGGTGCGCGGGTAGGCAGCAAGTTCAAGCGACCGGCGTACTCCTCAATGATGATCTGCCGGGTGCGCACAGGCTTGACCGGGAACAGGTTGATTTGCTCCAGTCGTCCGTAGCGGTTGGGCAGGAGGTTGATGGCTGCCGTCAGGCTGACCATCGAGAAGCCGGGGGTTTCAAAAGGGTTCTGCATTTTGGATCTCCAATAATGACGAAACCCGCCAGCGGCGGGTTTTCGGGGAAAGAAAGGCTTGGATTGGTCAGGCTGATTCGCGCACCAGAATTCCACGGTCTGCGAGCTGGGTGACCGTTGCGGCTTTGTGTGCGGCAGTGATACCGATGGGCCAGACTAGTGCGCTGCGCGCAACGATGGCATGGCGGGCAATCAAGATTGCGTCCTCTCGGTCGATCAGCGTGGCGTCGATGTCATTGGCCAGCACGCCGATGGCGATTTCGCTACCGTCGGTAGCGACCGGGTCGAACGCTTTAAGCTTGGCTGTCGTCGTCTCGCGACCGACGACCGTGCCCAGCGTCAAATTCTGTGCAGCGGCCACGGTTTCCTGCTCACGCGAGTAAAGATTGGACGCTTCGTACTTCAGCAGGTCGCCAAGGTTTTTGGGTTGAGCGATTGAGGTCATGGCTTACATCTCCTTGGCGTTGAGTTTTTTGACGGCGGCAACTACCGGACTGTTTTCCGGTCGCGGGGTTGTGCTCGCATCGAGAGTGATGCGCGATGTGATGTCAGGCTGCGAGGCTCGGGCGTCGAGCAGCACGCGGCGAACCTGTCCTTCTGTCATGCCAGAGGCGAGAAACTCCGCCGTGCGCTGAGGCGAACCGGCGATCAGGCAGATTTCGGCGATGGCCTGTGCCTCAATGCGGCTATTGTGGACCGTACTGGTGGCGCTGGCCGCAGTGACAGGGGCAATAAGTTGCTGTGTCGGTGCAGCAGCCGGTTTATCCGTTGGCTCCGATATGGTTTCATCCAGAGGAATGTTGTCTGCGGGTTCGTTCATTGTTTTCTCCAAATACAGGTGGGATTGGCTGGGAATCGATAGTGTGGCGGGTACGGCGGTGGGCGAGGCCCGTGCGAGCGGTGCGTGCCGGGTCTTAGCTGCACTGGGTAACGCCATGCGACGTTGCGCCGCCAGCGAGCTGGAGAACTCGATCAGCACTTGATCCAGACTCGTGACCGCATCGGCAAGACCCGCTGCCACTGCCGCATCACCGAAGTGCAGTCCGGCCTCGGTCGCCCGGACGGCATCACTGCTCAGACCGCGCATTTGCGCGACCTGCTCGACGAAGATCTCGTAGAGACGGTCGACTTCCGTTTGCAATGCTGTGGCCGCCTGTGGTGACAAGGGTGCATGTGGCGAGAAATCGTTCTTGTGGTGGCCGGCATAGATCGCGTTGAAGGTAAGTCCGTCTTTCGCGTCCTTCACTGACTGATCAACGTGCAGCGCAATGACCCCGATAGACCCAACACCGGCTGTTTGCGACAGGGTCAGACGTGATGCGGCGGCGGCAATGGCGTAAGCGGCTGAATACGCCGAGTCATTGGCGTGCGCCCAGACAGGCTTGATATCGTTGGCGGCACGAATCCGCTGGGCCAGTTCAAATACACCCCCGGCTTCACCACCGGGGGAATCGAGGTCGAGCAGAATGCCGCTCACTTGCGGATCGGCCAGTGCTGCGTCGAGACGTGCGGCGATCTCGGCATAGGACGTCAGCCCAGATACCACCTCCAGCCCCGTTGCCCGTCGCACCAACGTACCGTACACCGGAATGATCATGATTCCAGGCTGTGCCGCTGGTGTGGCAGCCTTGGGTATCGACATGGGCAAAGCGGCATCCATATCGGGGAGGCCGATGCGTGGCCCGAGCACGGACAGGATCACATCCAGTTTCGAACGCGCAATGAGAAGTGGCGTCCCGTAGAGGCGGGACGCAAGGTGTAGGAGCTGCATGTCAGTTGTCCTGAAAGTCTTGCGGCGGAGCCGAGGTGGCTTTTGCCGCAGCGGCAATTGGTGTCTTGTCGTGACGCGGATCGGAATCGAATACCAGTCCGAGCTCATCGGCTCGTTGGTTGTCAGCCGCGATCTCCCGGTCAATGTCTTCGGCGTCGTAGCCGAACGCAGAGATGGCCTCCGAACGAGACAGCAGTCCGGCGCGGATTGCTGTGAGCATGGCGTCGAACTCTTTCTTCGGATCAACCCACTGCCAGCCCTGGGGAATCCATTTCGCAGACAGATTTTCCCGCTGGCGCACAACGAAGCCGGGCATATCGAGCGCGCCTTCAAGCACGGCCTGTTCCATCCACGCCCGCCAGATCGGGCGACACAGTTGATGGACGATCACGCCGTGCTGAATCGCTTCGCAGCGGCGACGAAACTCCAGCAGGCCAGCGCGGATCGACGAATAGTTCACCTGCGTCAAGTCGCCCGTGAGCATTTCGTAAGTGATGCCCATGGCCGCAGCTACCGCCCGGAACTGCATGCGCAAAAACTCGGCGTAACTCGCACCGACATCGGCAGGTTGGCTGAACTTTACATCTTCACCGGGCTCCAGGATTTGCATCGTGCCGGGCTCCAGACCAGCCAAGGCCACGCCGCTGGCATCTGGCAGACCTTCACCCATCAGGCTGTCTTCGGGCGAGAGCCGGGTGATGAAGCCGGCGAACATCGCAGCGGTTTTCTTGCGCACGAGTTCGGCGTCGTCGTATTGATCCAGTTCATTGAGCTTGACCAGAGCCCTCGCCAGCCACGGCTCGCCGCGAATCTGGCCGGGACGCAGCGGCCGGAACAAGTGGATGATTTCGGATGCCTGTACGCGCACAGTGTCCATACCACCCGCGCCTGACATCGGTGCCAGCGATCCATCGCCGGGATGAGAGCGATATAGGTGGTAGGCGGCGCGGCGACCAAGGCGATCAAACTCAATACCTGCCCGCACCACATTGCCGGACGGCAGTTCAGTGTTCAGTGTGGTCGGTAAGTGCTCCGGTTCGAGCAGCTGGAGCTGCAGACCGACGGCCAAGCCATCTTCCGGACGCCGATACCGCAGACGTACCAGCGCTTCACCGCCCTCCAGCATCGCTCGGCACGCCAATGCCTGCAGGCCATAAAAATCGGTCAGTCCGGCGGTGTCAGCCTCCTCGCACCAATCTGACCAAAGCGAGTGAATGCTCTCGCGCAAGGTGCTGTCGGTAAGCATCGACTGAGGTTTGATGCCCGTACCGATGGCGTTGGCGACGAAGGCTTCTACGCCAGCAGCGGCCCATGCATTGCGGCGCACCAGATCCCGGCTCTTGGCGCGCAGTTCGTTCTGGCTATATGCCAGAGCAGCGACTGCCCCCGGATTGCTAACCTGCCATGCGAGCCCACGGCGGCCACTGCCGATGCCGTCATAGGTGGGCGTTGGCCCGCCCAACAGGCCACGACGGAGTTTAGTGAACCAGCTCATCAGAACCCCTTGCCGGTTGTGACTCGGATCTGACGTGGCGCACCCGGCCACAGGCCGGTGGCGACCGCTTGCTCGAAGATGTCCCGCTTGACCACGTCAATAGCTGCTTTGAGCTCATCGACCGTTCGGTACTCGACCATTTTGTCGCCGAAAGTCACGCGCTTTTCTCCCTTTGCCAAAGCGGCTTCGAGCGCATCGAGGTGTGCTTGTGTGTAGGCCATCAGCGGTGCACCGTAAGATTGATTTCGGTTGAATCGTCGAACGATGCAGCGGTGGTCGCGCAACTGATATCGACGTACTGCGAGGTCTTCTGGTCGGTGCTGGCGCGCACGATGGCAATCCGCTGCGTGCCGCTGTTGGTGCTACTGCGCGCCAAGGCAGTCCAGCAGTAGTTGGTATCCGGCATCGGCGCAGCAAAGGTCACGCGGTAACGTCCTGCGGCCGTCCGTGTCACGCCAGCGACGTTGTACCCGGCACGCAAGACGACTTGGTTGCCGACATAACCAAAACACACCCACGCACGGGCGAGGCCCGGGTGGGTGGAATCGATCTTGATCTTCACCTCAAGCCCAATGCGACTGGCCAGTGCGGTGATGCGCGAGGCGATGCTCATCAGACGAGCGCGCCTACGAAGACCGCGACAAAGTCGGTGTCGGTGTTGCCAACATCCGTGGCTGCCACTGCGCCGATAT